TTTACGTAGAGAATTATTTGATGGTGAAAATGTAGTCTTAGATAAAAATAATGACCATGGAATTGGAGAAATCGTAGAAAGACAAAAAGAACTAGAAAAAGATAAAGATAAAGATAAAGATAAAGATTAAGATAAAGATAAAGATAAAGATTAAGATAAAGATTAAGATTAAGATTAAGATAAAGATTAAGATTAAGATAAAGATTAAGATTAAGATTAAGATTAAAATACTTCATTTTTATAAAAATTAGACCAAGAAAAAGAACAAAATGAAAAATTAGATGCTATAGCATATGAGATGGAATCTGTAGTTTCACCCCCGTTAAAAAGACAATCTGGTTAATATAAATTAATAGTAAATTAAAAATATCAATATATATTAATGGAATATCCTCCAGAATTTATAAGATTATACGCTAACCCAAAAATTGGTTCTATATTTACTACAGGAAGAAAATTTAATATTAGAACATCAACTAGAAATTATATTGATAATATGATTATTAAAGGACCAAATGGTAGAAAAGATACTGAAACTGTAAATAATTTAAATTCTAATAATATACCAAATCATGCATTACGTAATAAACATCATTTTGCAACATATATAGATAATATACATCTCACAATTTTTCCAAGTAACCGAGATAAAGATCATTTAACAATTGCATTTAAAGATAAAAGTAGAATATATGTTTATTATAATGATGTTATACCTAAAGTTGGTGAAAAACTAGGATTCAAAACTGGTATGGAAGGAAATATACCTCAACCGCCTGGAGGAGGAAATGCACATAAATTAGCAGGAGTATTTTCAGTTATTGAAAAAACTATTCAACCTGTAATTATAAGATTATTTTATGATCCAAATATACAACCATATTTACGTCCTGATTCTGAACCAAGTGAACTAAAACCGCAATCACAAGTATCTACCGGTATGATGTCCACTCAAGAAAGTCAAGAAGAAAATAATGAAGAAGAATCAGAAATAGACAAATTATTTGCACAATTAAATGAATTACCATTAATTTCAGATGAACCACAACCAATAGTTAAAAGAACTAGTACATATGACCTAAGAAGAGATGAGAGACCTGTAGTAAAAGAAAGAAGTAGAAGTAAAGGTAAAATAGGAAAAAGAAAAAAAACAAAAAAGAGAAAAAATAAGAAGCAAAAAAAAACCAAAAAGAAAAAAAACTGAAATAATTATTATTAATAATATAATAATTATTTATATGAACGAAGGTAAAAATACTAATTGTTGTGCTTTTGAAAATTGTAATCGTAAATTAAAGTTAACAGATTTTGCTTGTAAATGTGAAAAGAAATTTTGTAAAATACATAGATTACCTGAAGACCATGATTGTTTTTATGATTATAAAGAAAATAATAAAAAACAAAAAAAAATAGAAACCATGAAATGTATTGCAGATAAAATAGAGAAAATCTAATTTAAATTTAATAATTAAATTTATAACGAATTAACTAAAGGAATATTATTATTTTTTAAATTTTGAAATTCATTAATCAATTATAATAATAACTAATTAATTTATGCAATAAAAATTATTTACCATTTACTTTTGCGAACATTAATTTTAGGACCTTTCTTTTTATCTCTTGCATTTGGGTCATAAACTTCTTCTTCATCATCTGAATCCATAGTTTTAGATATTTCCCAAAATTCTTTAGAACCTAATTTGAAAGTTTTATGAGAATCAGCTTTATACCAAAATATTTGTTCACTTAATTTATTAGTTTTAGCATTATTATTTATTACTAAACATTCATAATTTTCAGTACATTGATCCATAACTTGACAAAACGATTCAAATGTTGGAAACATACCGGCATAATTTTCATATATTTTTTTCCTATTTGAAATATATGGTTCTCTCAAAATAAATACATAATCAATATTTGTTCTTAAATTTGGAGGAATACCTAATGGATATTGCATAGTAATAATTAACATCATTTTCCAATGACGACCATTCATAAACAATAATCTCATCATTTTATCTCTAGTCCAACCAGCATCATATAAACAATCATCTAAAATTACAAAAGCTCGAGGATCAATAGTAGATTTTTTATAAACTTCTACTTCTTTTTTTATTTGTTTTAATACTGTTCTTTGTCTTTTTAATATATTTTCTATAATAGCTGAATTATATTCATCATGAATAAATAGTTTAGGAACATGTTCACTATAAAATCCATTTCCGGCTTCAGTTCCACTAATTACAGTACCAATAGGAATGTCTTGATGATAATATAATAAATCTCTAACTAAATAAGATTTACCTGTATCACGACGACCTATTAAAACAATAACAGGCCCTTTATTTTCATCTGGCTTAAAACTAATTGATTTCATTTCAAATTTTTTTAATTCTAAAGTCATACTTAATAAATATTACTAAATATTTATTTATTTAATATACGCAAAAATATTAAACAAAATCGTTAGAATTTAGAAATATATTTATTATTTTATTTAAATAATGGAAATAAATTACAAAAAAAATAACAATAGAGAATTATTTACTCAATTGAGCCAAGATAAATTAGTTAATATTGATAACTTACAAAATTATATACCAATTTATAGTAATTTTTTTAGTTTAAATGAAAAAAATTTTAATTCTATAAATTTAAATAATTACTATAAATTAAATTCAATTACTGAAAAAATAGGTTATTCTAAATTTAATGGAACAATTATTGACGATAGTAATAATGTTTTAAATAGAAAAATATTTTTCAAATATGGACCCTTAGTTGATCCTATAAAATATATGCTTGGAAAATATGAAGATAATATTTTTGAATTACCAAAATTATCTAATAATGAAAATATTAATAAAAAAACATTAGATATAAATAATTCTGCTTATACAGATGGTTTTTTTTCTTTCTTATCTAGTTTATTATTAAATGAATATGATTTTTTTAATGGTATCGATTACTATGGTTCTTTTTTAGGTATAAAAAAAAATTTTTTGGTAGATATTGAAGATGATTTAGAATATTTAGATGATTCAGATTTTTTCCATAAAAATAATAATTTATTATTTAATATTCAAGAAAATAATAGCCATAAAAATTATTTTAGTAATACAAAAAAATATAAACAAGCACTTGTAATTGATAACGAGAACGTTGATGATGAAGAATTAAATATTGATGACTTGATTGATAACAAATTAAATATTGATAACACTACATTAAACAATAATTTAGAAGTTGAATATACACAAGAATGTAATTTAAATGAAAAAATAATTAATAAAAAAAAAGTTAAAACTAATGAACAAAATGAAAGTGAATCTTCTTGTTCATCAAGATATTCTAATACTAATTCAAGTAAAAGTGAAGACTCTGAAGAAGATGATTCTACAAGTGATGAATCTGAAGAAGAAGAAGATGAAGAAATTTACGCTAATATATTCAAATTTCCAGTTCAAACAATAGCTTTAGAGTGTTGCGAAGATACTTTAGATTCATACATAATAAATACAAAAATAAAAGATGATGAATGGGAATCAATTATTTGTCAAATAATTTTTACTTTAATCACATATCAAAAAGTTTTTGATTTTACTCATAATGATTTACATACAAATAATGTTGTTTATAATAAAACCGAAAAGAAATATTTATACTATAAATATGACAATAAACATTATAAAATTCCTACCTTTGGTAAAATTTATAAAATTATTGATTTTGGAAGAGCTATTTACAAATATAAAGGTAATATAATTTGTAGTGATAGTTATGCTCCTGAAGGTGATGCACATACTCAATATAATACTGAACCTTATTTTAATGAAAAAAAACCTAGATTAGAACCAAATTATAGTTTTGATTTATGCAGATTAGGATGTTCATTATTTGATTATTTTATTGAAGATATAGATGATATTAAAAAAATAAAATCTCCTATTAAAAAAATTATGGTTGAATGGGTATTTGATGATTCTAATAAAAATATTTTATATAAAAATAATGGTTCTGAAAGATACCCAGATTTTAAATTATATAAAATGATAGCTAGAACAGTTCATAATCATAAACCTCAAAATGTTCTCAAAAAATCTCTTTTTGAAAAATATTTAGTTCCCAAAAAGAAAATTAATAATCAATCTGCTATTTTTAATATAGATAATTTACCAGTTTTAATTTAGAAATCTGGATTACTTACAAATACTGATGGACCAGATTTAATATTTCCTAATAATTCACTTAAATTAAATTGTTCTAAAATTAATAAACATAAAGTTGCTGAAATAAAAACTAAAACTGTATCCTTAAATAAATCTTTCAATGGTTTATTTTCTTTTAATATTAATCTCATTTCTATAAATTTTAAAACAAAATATATTACGCTAATTACCGAAGAAGTCAATATTTGATTCATTTATAATTTAGTACTATAAATGAATTATACTTAAATAAACGAATTACTTTAATTCCATAATATCTAAATCCATTAAGGAATCATCTGTTTTAATATCCAATGTCTGTAAATCTAATTCATCAGGATCATTGCTATCTAAACTTTTAATATCTAACTCTAAATTTTCTTCATGTTTACTACCTAAATTTAATTTTGGATTTTCTTCTTCATTTTCATCTTCATCTTCATCTTCTGTTTCATAATCAATAGTACTTTCTTCAGCATTCTGTTTTAATATAATTTCATCATTATTATTATTAATTGATTTATTTGCATTTTTAATTGCTTCACTTAAATTTTGTTCACTTTCTTTCTTAATCTTTTCTTTAACTTCTTGTTTAGCTTTTTCTAATTCTTTTTCTTTTGCTTCTTTTGTTTGTTTTTTTATCATTTCTTCATCAGCAATTAATTCTCTAGTTTCTTCAACCTGGACATCTGTTTCTAATGTTTCATCTAAATAAATTTTAAGTATATTTTCAACTGGAATATTCTCTCTTATTGTATTTAAAATACATTCTTTTACAATAATTTCTAACTCTCTATTATTTTTCTGAATCTGTAAAGGCAGTATATCTTTTTCAAATAAATAAACATTTATATATATTTTTCTAGCAACATTAATATAAGCTTTATGTATAAAACTATTTAAATTTGGTATATCTATATCGATTTTTTTCTGTTTTAATCCTACTCTTGATGTTGTTAATGATTTTAATTGTGTAATATGAACACAAGTTAATAAATCTTCTAAATAGTTACAACAACTACTTTTTAGTATTCTCTCTTTTTCAATATTTACAATCTCTGAACTCCATTTTGGTATATTATTTAATAAATTTTGAAAAGTCATTAAATATTTTTCTTCTTCATCATTATCCATACACATTTTATATGACTCCTCAAATACCGATTTTATACCTTCAATTAGACAAGGAGTTAAAATATTAACTAATCTAGCACACCATTCATTTTTGGATTCAGTAATAGTATTCAAATTATAATCATCCATTTTATTTAAATAAAACCAATATTTTCTAAATTGATATTATTACGAAAATATATATAATTTAAACAAAACATTATTATCAATAATTCATTTCTTATTTCCTTCTTATAAATATCTAAAACAAACAAAAACTTATATTTTTCTTTACAATCTACTAAACGATTTTTTATATAATAAAGCAACATGTTTCCTGTAAATCCATTATTATATAATTTATTTGTTAAATTTAATATATAAACTACTTTATCAGAATAACTTAGACTATTTACAGAATCATCAAAAACTATAAATTTATTTAAATAATAAATTTTCTTAGAAAAAAAATCATTATTTTTTTTTTCATTATTATTTACATTTATCTTTTTATTACAATATATCTCACTAAACCTTGATAATATTGGCTTTAATATTTTAAATTTATCATCTACTATTATAAAAAATCTTGTACTATGATTATATATTTCTATACATCTTCTTAATGCAGATTGTGCATCAATTGTTAATTTATCTGCATTAAGTAAAATTATTGATTTAAAAATATAATTATCATTTTTATTTATAATTGTATTAGCAAAATGTTTTAAATTCTCTCTTATAAATTTTATATTTCCTTTTCCATGTGAACAATTTATAATCAATACATATTTATTTATATTTTCACTTGTTTTATATATCATTTTTATTAAATATTCTAATACACTCTTTTTTCCTGTTAAATTTCCACCATGAAATATTATATTTGGTATATTTTTTGTTTCATATAATTTATTTAATTTATTTATTATATTTTCATCCATTAAAAGATTATAAATACTTATTAATTAATTTTTAATTTATTTTTTTATTAAATTATATTATAATAAAACTATATTCCAAATGCATATTTAATAGTTGAACATGCTAGTAATAATATATATGTAAGTTTTTATATATTAGGAAATAATCACAGCAATTCTAATATAGTTATAGCACAAGAATTATATTTTCCAGTTGAAATACCAAAAACATAAATTATAATTTTGATATTAATTTTATATTAAATAATATATTCTTTTATTTAATATAATAATGTCTTCTATTACAAATCAAATAGTAGCAAATATAAAAAAAACTTCAACAAATTTTAATTCTTTTAGTTTTGTTAATACTGAAAATGTAGTTTGTATTGATACATCATTAAATAGAATAGGTATTAATAGAAAAAATCCGGTTTATTCAATAGATATTTCTGGTGATAGTAGTCATAATGCTTTAAGAGTACGTGATTTACATATTAATAATTTAGCCAAAATTAATGAAATTTCTTGTAATAAAGTTGAAACTCAAAATTTTACTGTAAATGAAATGGATGTTTCTAATTTAACATTTAATTTACTTTCTGGTGATACAATTGATCTTAGTGCTTTAGTTGTTGGGGACATAAGTGCATTAAATTTATTTGTTCCTCATTCATCAACTAATTTTTTTGATGTTTCGGATAATATTAATACATATACTATTAATGTTTCAAAAGAATTAACAGCAACTAAAATTACAGCAGATACAATTATTTTTCCCGTTGCTAATTTATCTAATTTAATTATTGATAGTTCCGCAGATATTCTTTTTTTATCTAATCGAGATTTATGTAATAATCATATTTTATCTTATGAAATATCAGTTAACAGATTGTATGTTAAAAATAATTTTTATTCGTTTGGAGAAGCCAGTTTTAATCATATTCATATTGATGGTGATGCATCTTTAAATAATTTAAATGTTAAAACATTAGCAGAATTTAATGAACTTAGCTCAAATAAAATAGAATTTAATGAATTATCAGGTAATACTATTAATGCTCAAACTTTAATTTCAAATGGTACTACTATTATTAATAATGGTGTTTTTGGAAATGTAACTTCACCTAGTGACGCTGTTTTTAATAATCTTACTGCCGGAAGATTAGATGTTAGTAATGTTCACATTACTAATTATTTAGATAATTCTGGAACTACTGATTTATCTAATGGTATGCTAATATTACCTACACATAAAACTGAATATGATTCACAAACTTTTGAACCAGGAACTATCACTTATGATAATAGTTTCAATTTGTTAAAAGTATATAATACCAAACCATCTAGTAAATGGAATAATATTTTATTTAATATTAATTATGCTACTATGGGTTTAAGAAGAGATATATCTGGTAATGATGTTTCATTTGATATACATAGACAACACTATTTTATTGATGAATCTGATAATTTAATTTTAGATAAAACTAGTTTCCCAAATATCAAATATATTCCTATTAATTTTGATGTAAGTTTTGGTAATAAACTTGATTTATCTAATAACAGTAAAACTATAGAAATTAAAAAACCTGAAGCCGATGAATTATTTGAAATTCATGCAACAGTTGGAATAAAATATCTAAATAGAGACCCTGGTGATGTCGAACCAAATAATTACACTTTTGGCATTTATCCACATATGAATACTGTTTATAATATTCAAGATAGTATTGATAATTCATTTGTTCATTTTAGTAATACAGTTGTTGCTTTTGATAATAGTTATAATTTTGCTAACACATCATTGAATTATATTGGCCCCCTTGTTAATAGTAAATTAGGTCACAATAAAAATGAACGTTCTGGATTTAACTTTTATATTTCATCTAATAAAGATATTAATTTTATTGCTATCGAAGAATTTAATGGAACTATTAAACAATTATAAAATTATCAATATAATTTTTTTATAATATTTAAAAAAAATTATACTTTATCTTTTTAAAATAATTCGTGATAATCTCATTACATTTGATGCTCCAGAACCTAATTTATAATTATGTTGAATTGGTTTATAAAATATTGGGCAAGGACAAGGTCCATATAAAGGTGTTATAGGATCTACCTCTGCTGAGTCATCATCTTCTATTGGTAATTCTATTACTATAATATCTCTTGTTATTGTACTGGTTATTCCTACTCCCTTATTACTAATTGCTGTATATATAATTGCCCCTTCATAAACACCAGGTGTATTTGTATCTGTTAAAGTATTTTCCACATTAATTGGTAAACCTACACCACCTGATGCAGGATCTATTGCTGTTAATCCTCCCAATAACATTTCATTTGTAATTAAAGTTCCTTGTAGGACTGATAAACTCCAATTTAATCCTCCTAATGATAGTAAAAATTCTTCAAATGTTACATCATTCATAAAGAACACAGGATATTCAAATGCTCTTTCAACACTTACTACTCTTGTTATTGTATTTCTATTATTTGCATTATCAATTATTGTATAGAAAATATTTATTGATGCATCATCTCCAATGAAATTTGTGTTTTGATTATATAAATTTCTTACATCTATTTCAATTGTTGAATAAATATTGTTCTCTATTTCTGAAAATGCGTAGGCTTGATATTGTGTATCATTATATATTAAATTTGTTAAATTGTAACATACATCATATGCTTGATTAAGTTCAATAAATGAAATATCTTCAATTAAAAGTTCAAATAATGTATTTATACTTCCATCTACTGCAGTTGATAAAGCTTGAGAAAATGATAAATCACTTTTATTAAATATTAATGTAGGTGGAACATAATCTGGAATTGCTAGATCTAATACTACAGTATCAACATATTTATCAGGAAATAAATAACTATTATATTTTATATCAAATCTAATTTCTAGATTATTTGAATTAAAACTATTAACTAATAATTTACTTCCACTCATTAAGTAATTTATATTATCATAGACTCTCTCTTTATTTATAAAATCATAATTTCTTACTGCTGCATCTATAAAATAATTATAATTATTTAAAATAAAATTTATTGAATTACTTAAGTCTGTTAAATTTACATTTTCCTGATTATATGTATATGAAAATCTTGTATCTGGAGTATTAAAAGTACCTCCAGCTGTTTCAATATAAATATTTGAATATTCAACCTGATTTCTTAATACTTGATCTAAACTTACAAAATTATTTAATATACTTATTGCAAAATAATTTATTGTTGAAATATCATATAAATCAACAAAACTATAGTCTATAATATTTACTAATGAAAATAATGATTCATTTAAATGTCTTGAGTTAAATTCAAATATAATATTATCATAATCTTCTTTTATTTCATAAAAAGTTTTTAATAAATCATGTAATAAATCAAAATCATTATAATTATTTGTTATTGAATATGAAGTTCGATTTAACAAAGTTTCAACTACATTTTTATTATAAAAATAATACAAATTATTATTAATAATATTATCTATATTTAAATTTATTGAACTTACATCAGTTAATAACTGTTCTACATTATTAAAATTTAATATACTAGTATAAGCATTTTCAGATAAATTTATGTAATCACTATTTTGATGAAAAGTAAAAATCTCTTGTAATCTTAAATATTTTGCTTTAATTTGTTTTGTATTGTAAAAATTATTTGCAAATAACTTATTTAATGATTTATTAGGTAAAGTTAATTCATAATTAGTTGATATATAATCAATAGAATTATATAATGTATTTATATTTTGAATGTTTGTATCATTTATAAATAAATAATCATTTGGATTATACAAATAAGGAATATTATTAAATAATGTATAACTACTTAATATTTCATATAAATAATCCAACTTGAAATTTAATATTATAAGAAAATGTTGTAAATAATTTAAAATTTCTATTTTACTTTTATCATAAATTATATTTTGATTTGCTTTTACATCAAAAATATTAAATTCACTTATATAACTTACATCTACAATTGTATAAAATAAATTACTCTTATTATAAACATTATAAGGTACTTCTAAATTTGAATTGTCATAAATATATCTATCAAAATAATCATTTAAATCTATTAAATAACTATGACTATGAAATGTTTGTAATGAACTATCATAAGTATAAGGATATAAATTATAACATATATCATTTTGTGATATTGGTCTAATATCAAATTGACTTAAATAATTATCATCATTTCCTAATTCATTATCAAAAAAGTACGCTACAAATGATTTATAATTTTTTGGATCTTGTCTAATTACATCGTTTTTAACATTTGAATTTTCATATATATTTTTATTACTAAATGAATTAGAACTATTATCTACTAAACAACCATATACATCATTAGATGACAATTCTAATAAATAGTTTTTATTATTTGAAAAATCTCTTATTGTATTTTCTAAAGTTAAGGTTGGCTCATTTACTTTAAAATTATTAGCCAAAGTCTGGTATGAATGAAAAATTAATACATTACTTTCATCAATATACATATTATGAAAAATATTTTGCATAGTTAATCCTATGTATTGATTATAGTCATGAGTTATCATAGAATTATCTCGAATTGTTAAAAATATATTATTTTTCAATTCATTATTTACATAATCTAAACCTTGTGAATTTATTACATCATCATATACTTTATATAAAACTCCACTACTATCTTTTGAATCCAATAAATATTCATTTAATTCAATTAAACCATTTGATAATAATATACTTTCTTCTTCAGTTTTTATTATAAAAGGTAATTCACCACATATATCACTCCATATATTTACTACAAATTCATCAAATAATAAATTGCTATTATCTACAACATAATTTGTACCTGTATCATATAATGGAAAATGTTCATTATACAAAATATTTAATAAATCTCTATCAATTTCTAAATTTGATAAATCTATATATGTTTGTAAATTAAATGTTATAAAGTTATCTAATATATGACTAAATATTATTCGACTTGAAGTTAAATATTTTTCCAAAAAATAATCAAATATTTCATTAGAATCTAATAATGATAAATGATTTACATATTTTAATTCATTTATTTTACTTATAAAATTATTTCTTACTAATCTACTTGATAATAATCTATTTTTTGTAAAATAATGACTATAATTATCTATTTCATTATTTGTATAAAATAAATCCAATACATTCATTTCATATAATATATCACTTGGATCTCTTACTAAAGTATTTCTTGTAAATCCTTTAACCCCTAAACCTACATCTGAAAATATATTTATTGTATTATCAATAGACAACCAATCTTTACCATTTTTTGATGTAGCTATTCTAGTTACACTACTTAATCCTGTTGCTATCCATAATGTACCAGTCCAAACAATCGAATTACATTCTGTAAATATATCAGTATTTACATTATACCATACTATTCCATCATATGAATAAATTATTGCCGAATAATTTCCTGTTACATATTTTTTACCAACAATAATAACCATTTTATTATTTGCATCTATATCACGACCTTCATCTATATTTGCTTTACCTAATCCAGTCCAAGTTATACCATCATTAGAATAGGCAATTGAATTAAGTGTACCTTCTCCTACCGCAAGCCATATATCTTTTTGTTCATAATATAGAGCATTGTTTCCTTTAACTGAAAATATTGTTTTTGTATTTCCACCATTTGATGATGTTGCTCCAGTCCAGTTTAATCCATCACTAGAATATGCTATTGTATTTGTAGTTCCATTTCCTAATGCTAATATATATTTATCATTATGATGTTTTGAAAATCCATTAACTTCTGTCTCAAAAACAGTTTTTCCTAATCCTACCCAATTTATTGCTTTATTTGAATACGCCAAAGTATTTACACTTCCTTTACCTCCTACTAACCAATAAGAATTAGAATTATCATAAACTACTGCTTTTGCATATTCATCAAAAATTAATTTTGAATCAATAGATGAAAACCAATTTACTCCATTATCTGAATAAACTATAGTGTTATTTGTTCCACTACCTACTGCTACAAATCTTGAAGTTCCATTATATCCAACTCCTAATCCTGAAATATCTAATGCACTTTTACCTAGTCCATTCCAAGTTGAACCACCATTTGTAGAATATGCTATTGTATTTGTAATACCATTACCGACTGCTACTGCCAATTCTTCTGTTAATGTATTAATTGATAAATTTGCAAGTATATTTGTTGATAAGTCTATTGTATAATCATATTGGAAAACATTAGACTGATACTGATTTACACTACAATCAAATAAATAATGATTATTTATAGTATGTAATAAATTACCGTTTGAAATATCCGCGTGTGTATTTGAAGTATCATAACTTGGTACATAAGAAACTACGCCTTCAGCAATAGGATCATAATTAGGAGAACTCTGATATTTTTTAAATATTATTAAATTTTGACTTTTATTCACTAAAACATTATGATTTATGTTTTGTTGAGTAATACAATTAAAATGCATATTACTATAACTTACATCACTACCAGATATATCAAATGCTTGTTTTAATATTATTCTATTCAATAATTCTTCTTCTGTATTAAAACTTTGTAATACTAATGAATTATCTACAGTTAAAATATTATCATTTACATAAATATTTCCTGCTGTTATTACTATATTATTTCTTGTTTCTATTTTACCTCCCATATTTGGAAAATTTTCTGAATAATAATATAATGGTGATGGTGTTGTTATTGACACTATTAATTCTGTATATCCTCCCGTCAATCCTGGTAATCCATATTCTTTAACACCTTTTGTATATTCTTTACCCCCATTATGCGTACCATCTTCAGTTAAAGAAAATTTTATTCTATTATAAAAATTATTTTTTGTATTTTGGACAAATGTATATTTTCCCATAGCTAAATGTAAATTTGCTTTAGATAAATCGGTTATATAATGTTGCTTTTTATCATTAACCTCTGGATATAATTCACCAGATAATGTAAAAAACTGATATGAAATATCTTTAGTATTATAACCTGATACATCTACTATAAAAAAATCACTTGGTAATGGTTTATTTGATAATTGATTTATTGGAATTTGATAGCATTCTTCTGTATATAAAAATATATCTTCTAATATTATTCTACTTAAATCACTATCCAAATATTCTATATTTGCTCTATTAAAATTACCATTTACATTTAAATCAAGTTCACCCCAATAATATTCATAACCTCCATAACTTACAATATTCTCTCCACTTATACTTATTAAATCACTAATATCTAGATTGTAATTATAATCATAATTATATCCAAATACTCTAATCGCATTTGATGAATCAAATATATTTATTCTATATTTATCATCGTATAATCCATATTTATAGTTTATTCCTTTAGTAATTAAATTACTTAATCCATTAGTTGTTATAGGTAAACACTTTATATTTACAATATGAACTTGTCTTTCAGCTCTTGTAGTTGGATAATTTTTTACTTGATATTTTACAGTATATATACCTAAATCATCTTCAGGTAAACCTTGGACTGTTTGAATGACATTTCCTGGTAATTCTCCCAAATAATAATCATATACTCTACCTAATGGATCTTTAAATGCTGTAGATTGTTGGTGATAAGTTTTTAAAAATATGTTAAATTTATCATCTTGTGTATAATTTAAATTTATAAAAGGTTGAAATCTCTCAACACTTATAGATCTAGATATATCTGAAAAATTACCTACTGAATCAAATGCCCTATAATTTTGTATGAAACTTCCATCATTTAATAAAAGATATCCTGTTGATATATCAAAAATAGGTATATCTTCCACTACTACCCGTAATAATCCTTGTCCGGACGAATCTTCTTTTAATTCTACCTCACTTACTTCCCCATCGAGTGCTTTAAAAGTCCAAGTACTTACTCCAACAATTACAGTGCATTCTATTAAATAATTTTTTGATGTATTCCCAGTATGAGTTCTTACAGATGCACTATGATCTCCTAATCCATAATAGTCACTCCATATTCCCGAAGTTGAATTATAAAATTGACGTGCTTGATTACCACGATGTCTGAATTCATGAACTGTTCCATCTAAATATGTAAATTTAGTATATGCATAACCTTCTGGATTTACATCTGCATGATCAATTAATACATTTATAGCACTATCTTTAAGATTGGGATTTATAGTCACTACTTCTGTGGATTGATTTATTTGAGTAAAATTTATAGATGTGTCCTGATTTATACCAAAAACACCAGTTGATAAATCTTTAACATAGGTAACAAATAATGATAACTTTGAATCAAATATTGAAGGTATTGTTTCATTACTTAAAGATTGGGTTACACCACCTAACATATCAAATATATTAATACCTGGGATTGAAAACATTATATCTCCGTTATTATCTCTCGTAAAATAATAAGGATTAACTAAATTTTTATTTTCCAAATAATTTGGGTTAGTTTTTAATGTTTCATATGTATCAAATGATAATAATGGAATTTTAATATTTGATATATCTTCATAATCTAATGATAATATAAAAGATAAATCGGGAGGACTTGTATCAACAACTGTAAAATCTAAAGCTTCAATTGATGATTCAAAATTAGAACTATTAAAACTTTGAAATAAAACTTTGTAGGTTCCTAATGTTAAACCCAATATATTATTTATTATTGTATTATTATAATCAGGTATAGTATCATTTATATATCTAGCATGCATACTAAAATCTAATAAATTCATAAACTCTATTTTTTTTACTTCATATGTAATTGTTTTATTAAACGCATCATATACTATATCCGATACATCAAATATAGATGATAAATTATCTGTATCTGAATTTATTAAATTATAAAAATTACTATTAAAATTTAAATTCAAATCAAACTCATATCCACTTATTGAAAGTCTCGGTGTTATTACAAAATTTGTTCTTTGATTTATATTAACTGTTACAAATTTTTCTGATAAGTTATTAAATCTGTCAAATGCTCTATATCTTATTTGATAAGAAATTGTTCCATTACTAGTGTCATTTGAATTTAATATTAATTGTGATGAAGTAAAACTATATGTTTCACTTGGTGTTAAAACTAAACTTATATTTGATAAATCTCTAGTTATTGTATTACTTGTATTACTTAAATCAACTTCAATTCTTGATAAATCTGAACCTCTATCTTGAAAAAATGCACTAGGCATACTTAATTCTTCAAACTGATCTATGTTAATAACATCCGAAGATACTGATATTATGGGCGGTTGTGTATCAACTATTAAAATTTGTCTTTTTAAAATTGCTACTTGATTATTTCTATCTACTGCTTCATATGAAATTGTATAAAATCCAAGCGTTGGATTATTAATAATAAAAGATGTATCATAATCTATTTCAAAATTTGTAAACAAATATGAAATATCACTATGATAATTTCTATAATAAAATTTATCAAATTCACTAAAAGCATTTACACCTAAAATTAATGATGCATCTGTTAAAATTTCACCTGCTTCATGTATTATATTTATAGAAGATAAATCATCAATATTTATATAAGGAATTTCATTAAAACTAGGACCTCTATTATTAATAATTAATTTTATATTTATTTCATCTGAACTTAGAACATAAGGATTTTGTAATGTTACTGAATAAAAACTTATATCATAATGGACACTTGAAATATCACCACTTACCGAATAAATTATTGCAGATGGGTCATATTCTACATGTCCACTTAATGATGTTATGTGTGGTGGTAAAATATAACTTAAATCAAAACTAATATCAGAACTAAAAACTCTAGGATGAGATAAACTAAAATCTAATAATAAATCATATGTTGTATCTCCAAAATTTATATAAATTTTGTCATCAAAACCATAATTATTAATAAAATTTATTGATGGATCTATATTATTTATTATATCAACTTTTCTATTTATTGAAATATCATTAAATTGATTATCAGAAATTTCATAAACTACAACTAATGATGTATCAACTTTTGAAAATAAGTCTATTAATGAAATATCATTACTTATATCTAGTATTGTTTTTATATTATCTTTTTTATAATTATTAGTTATTCCTGATATAGTAATCACAAAATTTGAATTAACTATTTCATAATTGTCTATTAAACTAAAATCAAAAATAATTGAACTTAATTCAAAAATTAATAAAGATGGGTCTTTAAGATAATTAAAAGCCATATATGAAAAATCTTTAAAATCTGATGCAAATAGTGCATAACTTAAATCTGTTTCACTAGTATAATCAAATGAAAAATCAATAGATGGAACACTTGTATCTACTATATCTACTATTCTTGTAATATTAAATGAGTTATCACAAGCATCTATAACATTATAATTAAATCTTAAAGGTTCTACTTTACTTACACCAATTGATACCTTATTAAAACAATTATCAGTATTTAAATAACCATTATTACTAGAAAATACATTTCTTAAACCTGTCGTAGTAAAAGATATATCACCTTCTCCACTTATAGACAATGTAATTATTGTGCTTAAATCAGTAGGTCCAAAATAATTATCACTAACTTCAAATGTATTAATTATAAAACTTAAATCATCAAAACTAGAAAATACAGTTAAGCTAAAATCTATATTAAAACTATTATCTAATTGATTATTTATTAACGTATCTTTTACTTGGACAAAAGATGCATCATTTGAACCATCTATATAAGCAATGTTTGATAAATCTGGAAATTTAAAAAATGGATTTGAAATATCTGCTACTTCAATAAATCTTTTTATATCTATTGTATCTGTTTTACCTGTTTTTCTTACTTCATAAGTTATTTCATATAAACCAATTTTACTTATATCTAAAACTAATCCCCATGAAATATCATAACCTACTGGAGCATCTGTTGTTGTTGTAAAATTTGATGAAAAATTTACCGAATAAGGTCCTGTAGATGGAACATATGATATTTCTTGAACTCCACTACCTATATCACCTTTTATAAGTAAACCTGGTTCATTAAATCCTGAATTTACGCTAATTATTTCTGTACGAGACCCTAATAATGTTAATAATGGTGTATCTTTAAATGTTATATTTAAACTAACATCATTACTTACATTTCCACATAAATCTTTTGCATTATATACTATAATTGCTTCTGCAGAACTAGCTGGATTAGTAGCTTGAATAAAATAATCATTTTCATTAAATGTTGAAGTAATATTACTTATTGGATATAAAATGAATGATAAACTACCATCATATATTGAATTATCTGATAACTCTAATAATGGAATATTGGTATTTTCCAAATAGGTATCACCTTGTTTAAAAAAAGAAATATCTGTAAAAACATTAAAACTAAAATCTCTTGAATATTTATAATTATATAATAATGGATTATAACTTACTACATTTTTATTTACAAAATTTAATTCTACTACAACATTATCCAATACATTTACTAAAAATGTTCTTGAAAAATCAAATATTAAAGAATTCAAATCTAATATATTACTTAAATCATTGAATATAAAATCTTCATTACTTAAACCTTTTACCTCTACTATAATTTCATAATCACCAATAAATTGAGTATCTATATGAGTTGAACTGAAAAAATTAATTGGATTAAAACTTCCTTCAATAAAAAAATTATTAGTGGATTCATTTATATCTGAAATTGAAATTAAAAAATCTAAATTTGTTATCTGAATTGATGTGTTTAATTCATAATTTATATTATTAACAAAATCATAATAATTCTGACTTATATCTATAGTATTTAAACTATTGTCTATTCTATTTATAATCAATTTTTCTCCGTCTAAAAATAAAGAATTTATTTTAGTTTGTAAAGGATCTATAATAAAATTTCTATAAGAATTATTTATATCTTCATCATTAATATGAAGTAAATTTCCAACACTTAATATAGGACTATTTCCATTACTAAATCTAATATTACTAATATCAAATATTTTCAATCCCAATTCATCAATTTGAGTAGATGAACTTGTTAAAAAATTAAAATTAAAATTTTTTGATAAATAATAGTTTAATGAAAAATCACTATAATTACTTTCAAATTCAAAAGGACCATCAAGTAAATTTATATTTTCATATTTTAATACTTTTTTTGAATCACCAGTTAAATAATCTAACACTAGTTGTTCATTTAAACTTGTAGGTGAAAAAAATTCTCCACTTACTGTAATTTCAAATGGTAAATTTATTTTATTACCAAAATTATCATATACAAATACATCTAAATTTTCAAAAAAATTTAGAGAAGGTTGAAAAGTATTTGTTGAAATATCTATTCTATTTGTAAATGGATTTGAATTATGAAATATTTCGTAATTTCCTGATATTTCAATAAATGGTCCTCTTCTAATTTTTACTAGTCTTAAAAGTTCTAGTGTAGTTTTTTCAAAATCTTCTAATCTATAAGTTATTATAAAATATGATAAATCATAATTAATTTGAAAAGTATTATCTAATATTGTTCCATCTCCTAAAGTTGTTTCAACTGGAGCAGTTGAAGTTACCAAATATGATATATCATGGTTGTATCTATCAACTGCTGCATATGGAATTGTTGGTTCTTCATAACGTTGATTTAAATTTAAATAATAAATATTATCAGTAACAGCAGAAAAATCATTTACAAGAAAAGGTAAATCTTTTTGATTAAATAATACAAATGATAAATCTCTAAAAGTTATATTATTAACATGATCTGGATCGTTACAAAATTCAGTATATACAAAATTATTTGATGGTTCATAAGTAACGTTATCTGGTATATTTAAAATCTGAATTGGTATTATACTATTTTGTATAAAAGTATTAGCACTATTATCAACTTTTATTCTAACTGTACCATGATAGAAATTATAAGTATTAAATGGTTCTTCTAATATTTGAATTTTTGGATCTGATTTGTGTAAAATACCAGTAGTATTTTCTTCATCTACATAAATAGCATTGCTAAAATCATTATTTAGTATAGTAAATGGATAATTCTCATTTACATTAAAAATTGTATATGAACCGTCATACACACCATATTGTAAACTATATAAAAATTCATTTGATACATCTACTCTACCATGATTATTTAAATTGAATTCATAGTAAACTATTCCATTTGAAGCATCTATTAATTTTGCTTCTGAAACTATATTTAAACATTCTTTTCCTTGTGAAAATAAAATATTAACTAATTGTGAGACTTCTTCTACAACAAAATTACAGGTAGTATCATAAGAAAAAATATTAGTATTACTTACCTCTTGAATTCCATTTAATGGAAAAGATTTTATAGAAATTCTTGATAAATCAAAATGTGTTTCAAAACTTGCATCAACTGTCAAACCAATAGTACCATAATAATATGATATGTTACTAGCATCAACTAAAATACTTAAATTTCCACTTGAATCATTTTGTGAACCATCTACATAAAAAATTCTATTATTTGTATTATTTGTATCTTTTGGTATTATTATATTAAAACTGTCATCTAATTTTTGTAAACTTAAGTCATCATAATTTAATCCGCTTAGTGCTTCACCGCTTAATGCAAAAGGATGATTAATAGAAAAGTCTTCTATAGCAATAAAAGTATATTTCATCGATCTCATAAAATAAAAATTGTCTCCACTATTTGTTAATCCTGTTTCTATTAATGAACCTGAAATATTAAGTAGATTGTAACTTTCATCATAAAATCTATAATAATTTTGATTTGAAAAACTTAAATCACTACCTTTTGATACATATATTTTTATTGATTCTGTATATGATACATCATATTTTATTAAATTTGATATGTCTACTATAGCACTTACATTTGAAGCATCAAAAAAACCAATTGGATGAGTTTTTGGGATATTTTGAATTGAATAAATTTTATTTCCACTTGTTTCATATAAACCATATGTTGATTGAATAAATTTGCCATCAAAATTATAATCACCTATAACACCATTAACATCGTTAAAAATATAATAATTATTTGATATATCAATTATATTATTCAAATTAAAACAAATATTACTCATTATTAATAATATAGTTTATTAAAAATATGAAATTTATAAATAAAAAATTTTAATTTTACTAAAATTGATATAAAAAACCAATTTAAAATCATAGTAACATTTTATTTATATGGAAGGAAAAAATGAAGACCTTGCTAAAAAGTATCAAAAAAAATCAGATAAACAACATGTATTAGATAATCCTGATACATACATTGGTTCTATTGAAAATATTAATTCTAGTACATACATTTATGATAGCGAGCAAAAAAAAATTATTGAAAAGTCTATTAACTATATACCAGGACTATATAAACTTTTTGATGAAGGTATTGTTAATTGTAGAGATCATACAATCAGAATGCAACAATTAATTGATTCAAATTCAGAAGACAAAAATTATCCTGTTACAAATATTAATATTACTATTGAGGATGATGGAACTATTACCTTATATAATGATGGTAATGGTATTGATGTATCTATCCACCCAGAATACAAAATTTGGATTCCTGAATTAATTTTTGGGAACCTTAGAACTTCTACTAATTATGATAAAAGTGAAAAGAAAATTGTAGGTGGAAAAAATGGGTTTGGATTTAAATTAGTTTTAATTTGGTCCAAATGGGGTAAAATTGAAACTGTCGACCACAAAACTGGACAAAAATACGTGCAAGAATTTCATGATAATTTGAATATTATAGATAAACCTAAAATAACTAAATGTAAGAGTAAACCATATACTTCTGTTAGTTTTAAACCTGATTTTGAAAGACTTAAAATACAAGGTTTTGATGAAAATTTTAAATCACTAATGTTGCGAAGAATTTATGATATTGCTGCTGTAACAGATAAATCTATTAAAGTTAAATATAACTCGCAAGTACTTGAAGTAAAAAGTTTCTTAAATTATATTGATTTATATATTGGTAATAAGAGTGAAACTGAAAGAATTTATGAACAATGTAATGATAGATGGGAATATGCTGTTTGTATTGCGCCTAATGAAGAATTTACACAAATTAGTTTTGTTAATGGTATTTATACTTCTAAAGGAGGTAAACATGTTGATTATATTACTAATCAAGTTGTTAGAAAAATTACTGCTTTTATTAAAACCAAAAAACATATTGATGTAAAACCAGCATCAATTAAAGAACAACTAATGATTTTTGTTAATTGTACTATTGAAAATCCTGCTTTTGATAGTCAAACTAAAGATTATCTTAATACTGCTGTTAGTAATTTTGGTTCATTGTGTGAAGTTTCTGATAAATTTATTGAAAAATTAGCGAAAATGGGAGTTATGTCTACTGCTTGTAGTATTACACAAGTTAAAGAAAATAAAGCAGCAAAAAAGACAGATGGTACAAAAGTTAAAAATATTCGTAATATTCCTAAATTAGTTGATGCTAATTATGCAGGAACAGCAAAATCAAATGATTGTATTATTATTTTATGTGAAGGAGATTCAGCAAAATCAGGAATTATTTCTGGTCTTTCTAGAGAAGATAGAAATTTTATCGGTGTTTATCCAATGAAAGGTAAAATGTTTAATATACGAGGAGAAAGTGTATCAAAAATTTCAGATAATAAAGAAATTGCTGAAATTAAACAAATTCTTGGACTGGAACATGGTAAAACATATACATCTGAATCTATTAAAAATAAACTTAGATATGGTAAAATATTATTTATGACTGATCAAGATTTAGATGGAAGTCATATTAAAGGTCTCGGAATTAATATGATTGATAGTGAATGGAAATCATTAATTGAAATACCTGAATTTATTGGTTATATGAATACACCAATTTTAAAAGCATCAAAAGGAAAAGATATTATTGAATTTTATAATAATGGAGAATTTGAAAATTGGAAATTAAATAATGATGTTACACAATGGGTTGTTAAATATTATAAGGGTCTTGGAACTAGCACAAGTAAAGAATTTAAAGAATATTTTCAAAAAAAGAAAATAGTTAATTTTACATCATCCGAAAAATGTAGAGATTTAATTGATATGGTATTTAATAAAAAAAGAGCTAATGATAGAAAAGAATGGTTATCTATTTATGATAGAAATGCTTATTTGGATACCAGTAAAACAACAGTAACTTATGAAGAATTTATTCATAATGATTTTCGTCATTTTTCAAAATATGATAATGACCGTTCAATACCTAATTTAGCAGATGGTCTTAAAATTAGTTTAAGAAAAATTATTTATTCTGCATTTAAAAAAAAACTTTATAGTGAAATTAAAGTTGCTCAGTTTAGTGGTTATGTTTCTGAACATTCTGGTTATCATCATGGAGAAGCAAGTTTAAATGGAGCAATTATTGGATTAGCACAAGATTTTGTTGGAACAAACAATATTAATTTATTTAAGCCTAAAGGTCAATTTGGAACACGTCTTATGGGAGGTAAAGATGCTGCTTCAGAAAGGTATATTTTCACACATTTATCAAAAATTACTCGTGCAATATTTCCTGAAATTGATGATAAAATTTTAACATATTTACAAGATGATGGAGATTTAGTTGAACCAATTTATTATACACCTATTATTCCAATGATTCTTGTAAATGGAACAAAAGGAATTGGAACAGGATTTAGTACAGATATTATGTGTTATAATCCAATTCAAATTATTGAATATTTAAAAAATATGCTTAAAAATGAAAAACAACTTGGAGTAATTGAACCATATTATAAAAATTTTAAAGGCACAATTACACCTTGTGATATTAGTAATAAAAAATATTTAATTAAAGGATGTTATGAAATTTTAGGTTCAGATAAAATTCGAGTTTCTGAATTACCAATTGGTACATGGACTCAAGATTATAAAGAATTTATTGAATCATTAATTATTTCTAAGGAAAAAAATTATATTAAAGATTTTTCCGACATGTCTACTGAATCAAATGTTGAATTTATAATTCAATTTTATCCAAATATTATTACTAAACTTTTGATGGAAAAGCATGATTATGGGCTTGAAGGAATTGAAAAATACTTAAAATTATATACAACACAAACTACTACTAATATGCATTTATTTAATGAAAAAGAACAATTAAAAAAATATGATACCATTTATCAAATTATAGATGAATATTATAGTATTCGTCTAGAATATTATAATAAAAGGAAAATTTACCTTATTGATTTATTATCAAAAGAATTAATTACTTTATCAAATAAGGCTAAATATATTACAGGTAATTTAGATGATAAAATAGATCTTAGGAAAAAAACAAAAGAACAAATTAATAATTTACTTGAAACAATGAAATTTGATAAAGACTTGGAAAGTGGAAATTATAATTATCTTATTAAGATGCCTATGGATAGTGTAAGTCAGGAAAATGTTGATAAATTAATGAAAGAACATGGTGATAAAAAAATAGAGTTAGAAAAAATACAAAATTCTAAAATAGAAGATTTATGGCTTCAAGAATTAGAAAATTTAAAAAAACTTTATAATGAATTTATGATTGAAGATAAAGAAGTTGAAACTAAAAAATCAAAAAAAAAATAAAAGATATTATTTAAAAACACCTAATTATTAATTATATTTTTTTTATTTATTATATTTTTTTTATTTATTATATTATAAATTATTATAAATTATTATAAAAAAGGTAATAGAACAGAAAAAAACACCACTTTGACTTCCACTTGTTAATTATGCTTCTGCAGAAAAACACATTTTAAATATTAATTATATAAATATAATTTTTATTTAAAACCAAGGTTTTAATTCTAATGATTTATCAGTTTTATTTGAATATAATGGTGCAGTCATAGGAACATGCATTTTACTTGCATCTTCTTTATATTTTAAATATGCTACTGCCTCATTAAATACTTGGTTAACACAAAAATCAATTACATATTTATTTAAATCTTGAATTTGTTTTGGAATATTATCTTCTAAATTCTTTGAATGCTGATAAAACATACTTCTCATTATAGATACTACTTGATCTTGTGGTTGTTGATCTACTAATATTTTTTGATTTGATCTATCATAAACTCCTTTTCTTAATCCATTTTGAATAATTTGTATATTATTTTGAGAGAAATATGCGTCTGATAAACGTGTTCTTTCAAATGTACCTGTTAAAACATTACTATAATCTGTTTTTGTTGTTAAAGGGATTTTATCCATCATAGTAAATTTAGTAGAAAGATTTGGACCCATAATATTTACTCTTCCATTTGCACTATAGTCCATTTTATAATTTTATATATAATAATATTTTATTATTATATTTTATAATATATAATATGAATACATTTCAAAAAACTGTTTTAACAATATCAGTTATTGTTTTAATTATTTCACTTATTATATTAGGTATATTTTTAGCTAAATCATTATTGGAAGATTCATATCCTCCTGTTATATCTGATTGTCCTGATTATTGGGATGTCACTTATAATGAAAATGATGAAGTTGTATGTAAAAATACATCCACAATTAATAAAGGTAGAGGAGATGTTCCTGGAGGAGAATGTAATGACTATCCCGTTAATAAATTTTTAGCAAGTGGCTCACAAAATGAAGATATTTTATGTCAAAAATATAAATGGTCCAAAAAATGTGATATTACATGGGATGGAGTAACTAATAATAATAAAGCTTGTGATTTAGGATATTATTAATTATTTTTATTTTTAAAACTATATAATATTATATTTTTTATAATATTATAATGATTATTAGTGAAAATATTGTTGAAATATTAACTAGATATTTAGTTACTATTAATAATTACAATAGATTTTTTTTTAAAAACATTACTATTTACAAATATACTAACTTTCTCAAAAATTTACATGTTAAAGGATTATTATTAATTAATAATATATTTAGTATATCACTACTTTACTTAGACTCTCTTGTTGATATTTATAATTTATGTGAAAAAGGTTATGTTTATTTTGTTGAATTTGTTAATCAAATTAATATTACTAATTCATTAGAATCCAATTCATTTGAATTAACACTAAAAGATGCTGTTATTTTTAGTTATAAAAAAACTATTTTTACATTTGATAATACTATACAAACTTCTATTTCTGATACTAATAAATTTAAACTAAAAATTATCAATACAATTATTTCTATAATTAATAATTGTTCAATTATAGTTAATAGCAAAATTTATAATTTATATGATAATCAACTTGTACCTCAAAATATCTTGGAACATGAAATAAATTTAATAACTTTAAATTTATCAAAACTTATAAAAAAAATTTTAATTGCTACTGATTTAAATTCTAAACAAACTGAATTGAATGACAATCTATATATTTATTTAGAAAATATTTCTATATTTATTAATTTTATTAGTCAAAATTATAATATCTTTAATCAATCTAATTTTGATGAATTTTATCAAAATATTATCATCTTTATAGAAAAATACATCTCTAAAAAAATATTTCAAAAAAAAATAGATATTTTTTCTTCTATTAATACTGATTCATTAAAAACATTACAAAAATATGAAAATATTCAGCCTTTAATAAATTCTATTTGTAAAACTACTTAATATATATCATTTTTTTTCTTGTTTTAGTCAACTGTTTTTGTTCTTTTTCTCTAGACTTATCTATAATTTTTGTCATTATTTCTTTATATTCACTTATCAATATATTTTTTACATATTCATATACTATTTTTAAAACATCTTCACCACATTTTCCAACTATTAAAATACTACCTGTTCTAAATATCATATATGAAATTTTTTGTATATTTTTATCTTTTTTCATATTCTTATCTAAATTTAATGTATTACTAATACCAACTTTATTTAAATAATCATAATAATAAACACACTGAATACCTGGATAAGAACATGGATCGTATGAAGCATTTATATGATATTTATATCTTAATAAATTAAATAATATCTCTCTGTCTATATAAAATCCACAATTAAAATTTGAATTTATTAATACATTTTCTGTTTTATCATACAATATTTCTAGTTTATTATCTAAAATTTTTTCTAAGATATTTAATATATTAGTTAATACAATTTCTAATATTTCATCATTTTGAATTCCTGGAATTTCTAATTTCCCAGTATTAAATATTTTTACATGAATCTCTTTAAATATTTCTTTATATAGAATTCTTAATGTTATTACAAAACAATTGTAAAATGCACTTTTTTCTTTTGTTCGGCTACAAATTAAATCTTTTTTACATAATCCTACACTTATTTTTCTAACATCTTTAAATTTTATTCTACCATTTGGATTATCTACATGATTTATTATTTTTGATACATAATATGATTCATTTTTTATTAAATTTTCTAAAGTTTCTAATTCTTCTTTTGTATTACAAGATATTTTTATTTGTTTTTTTATTATTCCTTCTATTTGTTTATCATAATCTTCAATCTTGATCTTCCAAAATATTGAATATATATCTAATTCTTTATTTAGATATATTATTTTTGTTTTAGTTGAAATATAAATGTCTGAACATTTAGGAATCAAACTACTATCATTACAACATCTACTTTCAGATTTTGTTATATTTATATCTTCACTATTATCTAAGAAATTGCTCCATTCCTCATCTATTGACATTTTCTTTATATCTTTTTTTTATTTATATTATCAATTATTTTTTAATTAATTTTAATATATTATTTTTTCTAAAAATTTTTCTTTTTTATTATATAAAATGATTTCTTTATCAACTCAAGACTTAAATAATTATGATTATCATAATCATAATGAAATAAATATTAAAAAAATATATAATTATCCTTTTGAAAAAAAAACCGAAAAAAATCTTGAAAATAAATTCAAAAGTAAATCCATCTCTATTAAAGAATATGGCTTAAATATTCATAGTTTTAATCCCACTAAAAATTCTCCTCCTAATGAATGGCAGTTTAGACTTATTAAAAGAATCAATTCTCTCAACTCTTTATATAATTAATTACCTCTTAAACAAAAATATATATAATTTATACATAAATCTTCATTGTCTAAATTATGTATTATATATTCTAACTCTCCTATCATTTCACTATTTAACAAATCTAATCTATTATTTAGCAAATATGTTATATAATTTTTTAATATTAAACTCTTATTTATTTTATATTTATTCTCTACTATATTTAAACTCTTATTAAAATTATTTATATTTTCATTCATATTTACATTTAACAAATTATTATATACTACATCATCCAATATATTTATTTTATTATGAATATTTGACTGCATATAATTTATCATACTTCTTATATCTGAATCATAACTTCTTATTATATTTCTTAATGTCTTCTTATTCATATTTATATTTTCTTCTTTATTTATTTTATTTAAATAACTATATATATCATTTTCACTCAACTTATTAAATCGCACCTTTACAAACTCATATTGGAGAGAATAATCTATTTTACTTATATAATTGCATATTAAACAATACCTTATATCTTTATTATATTCTTGTATTAAACATTTTAATGCTTGTTGTGCTATTCTCGTCATATAATCCACCTCATCTAATATTACAAATTTCGTACCTTTTGAAAATAAATTATCTGATAACACAAAATTATATATATTATTTCTTATTATATCTATACCTCTCTCATCTGATGCATTTAAATGTATCGCCAACGTTTTACTTTCTTCATTATTCTTTTTCTTAAATTTATTTATTAAATTTATTATTGTTGTCGTCTTTCCTATCCCTGGAGGACCATGCAATAATAAATTTGGAAAATGATTTCTCTCCAATATATTTTTAAATAATTCTTTATTATTATTATCTAAAATTATATCCTCAAATACATCTGGTCTATACTTTTCTACCCAAGGTATCGACTCTTTTTTCATCTTTAATTATATTAAAATTTTTAGTTTAATATAATTTTTTTATAAATCTTATTTCTAATTTTGAGAGATTTCTATCTTTTCTTTAATTTTTTACCTCTCTTGGTTTTTCTCGTTTTTAATACCTTTCTTCTCCTTTTTCTCTTCTTTGTCTTCTTTGTCTTTCCAAATCCCAGATTTGTTTCCTCTAAATCATAATCTTTATTTACAAAAAATAACTTATTATTTATAGCTATCCTATTGCCATGTTTTAAATCATATCCATATATTATATCTCTCGCTACATCTCCACTTATCTTTCCATTCACAATTAAATCATCTGCTAAATTTAGTGAAGTTGAATTATTTATTAATCTTGAACTTTTTATTGGAGTTTTACTTCTATTACTCATTTTATTATACAGAGAGATTTTATTTTTCTATGTTTTTGAGAGATTTCTAATATTATCTTATATATAAGTTATGAACCCCACGCCATATTATACTCGTAAACTCGCTCAAATACAACGTCTACAACAACAACACCACCAACTACAAGAACAAAAACGAATACTTAAATTTCTTGAAGACGAAAAACAACGTTATAAATATTTCTTAGAATGGAAATCTGGTAAAAATCTTAGTAATAAAATAATTCATCAATATTTTGGTAATGAAATTGTTAATGGAAAATTTAAAGACCCTATTACACATGAAAATGTTAAGGAAGAAGAAGGAATTTTACTTGGTAACGCTATATTTCAAAGTCAAACTGCTAGAAATATTATGACAGAAGCGAGAGAAAAAGCTATAGCATTAAGAATACCTGGTGATGTAGATGAAAACGAATTTATAATCACTTTACTTGCGACTAATCCTCTTAATCCTTTGACTAGACAGCCACTTTCTCAATTAGATGCTAAACTTATGTATCAATATATTTATTCAGGAACTACTATGCCTTTTGATGAACATATTCAAAGAGAAATTGAAACTAGAAAAATTACTAGTCTAACCACAGAAACTGCATTAGGCAAAAAACATACAAAAAAAACTAAAAAATATAAGAAAAAAAAATATAAGAAAAAAAAACATAAATCTAAAAAAAACAAAAACAAAAATTAAATTTTGAGAGATTTTTATTTATTTATACTCGCATTAATTTATAATATTTTTTATTTTAATTTTTTTTATAAATTTAAGAGCAGTGTTAAAATATATATAAAAATAATTTAAAATATAAATGAAAAAATTAGTATAAAGAATGTCTTCAGAGACTCCTGCTTTTTTGTTTCAACCTCCTAAGAAGAAAGGCCGTAGGCCTAAGTCATATTATGAAAATCTTAAATTATTGGAAGCTACCGATAACAGCAATAATTTAATTATTTATGCTGACAAAAAAACTGAAGATGTTGATAATAATGAACCCAAAATACATAAGAAACGTGGACGCCGACCTAAAGGCGGCTTAGTTGTCGAAGTTAAAAACATCTTGGTCAATAATATACCTACACCTAATATTATTTTACATTTATCATGTAAATTACAAGATATTGAAGATGTTAATAATATAATTAAATATGAACCCACCATTTATCAAATTGATAACTATGATTTTGAATCAAATAATAAAACTAACAACCTCAAATTTAATTATATTAATTCTACTTTTGAAAATAATGAATCTCCTAATAAACAAAGCGAAGTTAATAATAATTTTAATATAGAACAACCTAATGATAATAATATTCTCTCCAATAATGACACAATTAATTATAAAAAAACTATTTCTAAAAAATTAAAAGAACTTACTTTTAATCTTAAACATAATAATATTAATAATAAATCTGGCTGTTTTTGGTGCACTTGCCCTTTTGATAATGAACCTATCTATTTGCCTAAATATCAACTCAATTCAACCATCTATTGTTACGGTTGTTTTTGTAGCCCTGAATGCGCCTGTTCACATTTAATGAATGAAAATATTGATAGCTCAAGCAAATTTGAAAGATACTATTTACTTAATAATATTTATGGAAAAATATATAACTACAACAAAAATATTAAACCTGCTCCCTCTCCTTATTATTTATTAAATAAATTTTATGGTAATCTTGATATTCAAGAATACAGAAAATTACTTGAAAATGAGAGATTACTACTTGTTGTCGACAAACCATTATCTCAAGTCTTACCTGAAATTTATGAAGAAAATGAAGACTTCTTAATTAGTGCTAAAATCGTTTCTAAATCTAGCACTATCAATAAAAATAATTCTCTCAAAAAATAATTCTCTCAAAAATAAAAATAATTAATTTAAAATTGTTTTAAATCGATATAAAATTATATTTAGTGTATTAACTATTATGGATAATCCTGAATTTGAAAAAGTACTCAAATCTATTACTACAGATATAAACAAAACTCTTAAATCTAATCTTGGCTCTTATTTCAAAACTATCGACAATAATAACAAAGTTATTGATGTTCTCAAATCCTTACTATTTACTATGCCCGAATATCTTAAACTTAAAAGTGATTACGAACAACTTCAAGAAGAATATATTACATTAAAAACAGAATACAATTATCTTAAGTCTTCTAATGTTAAAAATATTAAAATGGATATTTCTGAAACTTTCACAACTCCTACTGAAACTACTATTATTAAAAATACAGAAACTACTCAAAATGAAATAATTGATCCATTAACTCTTTCAAGTAATGAAGAAGACGATGAAGATGAAAATGCATTAGATAATGAAAATGACGTTCATGAAGTTCAAGATGAAGTTGATGTAGAAACAGAAGAAGTAAAAGAAACAAAAAAACCACAGAAAGAAGAAGAAGTAGAAGAAGAAGAAGTAGAAGAAGAAGAAGAAGAAGAAGAAGTAGAAGAAGAAGAAGTAGAAGAAGAAGAAGTAGAAGAAGAAGAAGAAGAAGAAGAAGAAGAAGAAGAAGTAGAAAAAGAAGAAGAAGAAGAAGTAGAAGAAAAACATCAAGAGGAAGGCGAAGAAGAAGAAGAAGAAGTAGACGAAGAAGAAGGCGAAGAAAAAGGCGAAGAAGAAGGCGAAGAAGAAGTAGATGAAGAAGAAGGAGAAGAAGAAGTAGATGAAGAAGAAGGCGAAGAAGAAGTTGAAGAAGAAGTTGAAGAAGAAGATGAAGATGAAGATGAAGTTGAAATTGTAACTATTGGTTCAAAAAAATATTATATAAATCAAGAAACTAAAGATGTTTATGAATTTCTAAAAAATGAAGATATTGGTGATTTTATTGGTAAACTAGAAAATAATAAATTAGTTAAAAAAAAAGTTTAAAAGTAATACTTAGTAATGAAATTACAGATTGATAATACTTATACTGATTTAGAATTTGAAGATTTTGGAATATTTTATGAGTAAATATTATACATTTATTGATAATAATACTATAATCTGGGTTATGATAATAAAAAACTAAAATGGGAAAAATATAAAAAAATAATTTAAAGACACAACATAACATAATATAATATAGTATGAAAGACATTCAACGTTATTACCCATCAAATATTCAAGGTAGTAAAATCAGAAATGCAGTTACAGGTCAGACTTATGATAATTGTTATGTAGGATCTCTTGCTGAAAAAAATTTTTTTAAAGTTATTGATTCTACTGGAAGATATAGTGAAGAAGGTGGTAAAATCCTAGGTAATCCTAATTCTAATAAACTTTTTTTTGAATCATATACTGAATTTGAGAAATTTTATAAAATTGGAGAAAAAAATGGTTATGAATTTCTTAATCCAGAAGAAAATGAGTAATTCCATCTTATAATTATTATTGCAAAATAATAATAATTATAAATTAAACACATATAATTTCATCCATTTCAATTTCTACTTCGTTACTTTTTGTATTTTCTTGATAATCTATTAACTGATTTATTAGTTTTACTATTCTTATTATTTCTAATTTTGTTACATTATAATTTTCTAATTTGTATATTATCTCATTAGTTTCAAAGTTTTTATCTAAATTATAAAATAATGTTAATATATCTTTCTTATCTATTAAAAAAGATTGTAACAAATTATATATAAAAATATAATTATTATATTCACTACTATATTTTGTTAATATTTTTGTAAATATTATATCTTCTAAATTTATTTTTTTCAATAAATTATTACTTGTTAATATATTATTATTTTGAAATAATTTTATTATATAATTCATTTCTGTTAACTGCCATATTTGTTTTTGAAATATTATTCTATCTATATAATCACTAAAAATAAAATTTTCTAAAATTTTTAAATATATATTCAAATTATTACTATCTAATATTTGTATTATATTTTCATGAAATAATAAAGACAATATTGTTCTATCACTTTCTAATATATTATTTATTTTATCAAACGTATATTCATTTTCCAAAAAATCTTTTGTTATTATTTTTATATTTTCATTACTTTCATTACTTTCATTACTTTCATTACTTTCATTTATATTTGTTTTATAATTTTTATAAAATTTCTTATAAATTATATTATTATTTTCATAAAATAATATCTTATTTATTGAAATTAAATTATTATTTAAAAAATCCAATATATTCTTTTTTATAAATTTATTTTCATAGTCTTTATATCTAAAAATATTAGGTAACAAATTATTTATTATATTTAATAATTGACTATTACTCGGATTCTTTAACTCAAAAACATGACACACTTTCATTAATTCTAAAATTTTTTTATCATTATTTTTATTATTTATACAAATTATCGGACTATTTGTCAGATTTTCTAATTTTTGCTTTTTTGTTTTCTTTATTCTTATTAACTTTATTAATGAAATTATACCATTTTTATCACCATAATTCATTCCATCTATATCATCTATTACTATTACTATCTTTTTTGGTTTATTTGTAAACATACTATGTACATTTGAATTACTTAAATTTTGAGAACCTATATTATCTATTAATGATTTATTTCTTAGCATACTGTTATCATAATAAATTACATCATAATTTAATTCTTTCAACAAATTTATTATAAATTTTGTTTTACCTATTCCACTATCTCCATATATATATATACCTTTCTTATATTTCTCATCTTTATTAAAATTATTCAATATATTTTCTATATCTTTTTCTATTTGTTTTCTCTCCAATATTTCGTTTAAGTTTATAGTTTCCATATTATTATTTTTAATCTTATATTTCTATTATTTTTTTAATACAAATATAATTACGCAATCCACTTTTTATTTTTATTTTTTAAATTTCTCTTAGTACTATTACTTCGATTATAACTTTTTAATTCTTTTGATATTTTTATATCATAAACCATTATAATTTTTCTTAAATATTCTAAATTTTTATGACCTGCATATTTTATAGACAATAAATAACAAAAATCAATAAAATTTTTAAATTTCATATTTTCAAATATTATTGGTTTTTTAATTATATAATTACTTCTATCTTTTGTTAACTTATAATCTATTATATTTTTTAAAACTATATATATATCATTTTTTAATATATATTTTATATAATTTAACTCTCTTATTACATAACATGCATATATTGGTAATGTTCTGGTATAATGCAATAAAACTCTATTATTTATATATCCAAATCTTAAACAATAATATTTCTCAAAATATTTTTTTGTTAAACTATACTTTACGGATGGTTTGATATAGCGAAAAATTTTATTCATTATATCATCTGGAATCCTTTCTAAAAACTCTTCTCTCATTACACACTTATTATCTCAAAATATTTAATTATTTCATTAAATTGTATTCTCTCCCGCATTTAATAATAATTTATTTAATACATCTTTCATCATCTTATTTTCATTTTTTAATAAATCAACTTCACCTCTTAAATTTCTAACTAAACTATCTAACTCTTTTGTTGCCGCTACATTAATTGCAAATATACTACCATAATCTAATGTATATAACCCATCATTTTCTCTCACTTTTACTACAAATGATATATCATCTATCATTAACACTTCTTGTGCTATAAAACCTATTTCCTTTCTTAAATTTAAACTATTATCAAAATCATCCAATTTATTATATAATTTTGGTGTTAAATTTTTTAATATATTTAATCCATTTTCTATATTTTTCTTATCAAATTTTATTCTACTATCCGAAAAATTTTCATAACCTAATGCTGCTACTTTTCCATTTATAGATAATTTTTCTGTTATTTGTTGTGAATTTGTTGTTCCTATTCCTATTTTATTTGTTGATTCTATGAAAAATTGTGTTACATCTCCTATTCTTAAATGTAAATTTTTTCCTGCTGATGAATTTAAAAATGTTGTTCCATCTGAACCTTGAAGTAATGCATAATCAATTGAACTTACTTTATCTACATGTGAAAAACTCGCAAAATCTGTTTTTGCACTATCTCCAACATAACCTAATGCTGCTCTTCCTAAATATGATGTCGTATCTGTATCATATCCACTTCTTATATGACCTGTCGCCGTCATATTTCTTAAACCTGTTATATCTTTATTTGAATCTAATATTAATGCTTTTGAAGATAATGCTGTTCCTTGGGTAACTCCATCTAATACTCCTAATTCTTCTCTTGTTATTGTTATACTATCTAATGTTATTGTTCCTGCTACTGCTAAATTACCTGTTGAACTAATATCACTACAACCAACTGTTCCTAGTCCCGTAACATTACCACTTGTATCAAATGTATAATTTCCATCTGTTAATATACCATCTATATTTAAATTTTTATTTATTGATATACTGCCACCTACAAACAAATTTTCTGAAATATCTACATGCCCATTCAATGATGTATCTATATTTACCATCAAATTTGATATTTCTACAAATCCTAATGATCCATCTAATACTTGCCTTAATGCTAATTGTCCTACACCCGCTAATTCACTTCCATCTCCTAATAATTTTGTTGCAAATAATATTCCAGATACATCTAAATTTCTTTGAAATGACACATCACCATTTACATATAAATTCTCTGAAAAATCTATAAATCCATTAAATGATACATCACCAAATACTACCATATTTGATATTTCCACAAAACCAAATGAACAATCTTTATTTTCTTGTAATGCTAAAGAACCTGTTCCAGTTAAAGATGTTCCATCTCCTACAAATCTTAATGCACTAACTACACCACCAACATCCAATTTACTATTTAAAGATAAATCTTTATCTACACATACATCACCATAAAAATATGTCTTATAATTATCATTTGTATAAAAATTTATATTTGAACCTGATGCTTCTATATTTAATGTATTTCTATAGGCATCATATACAGAAGTACCTGTTAAATATGATATATCTGTTACTAATGATGGATCATGATATATATTTGATGCATAAAATCTCCAAGGTCTTGCTTCTGAATTAAATTCAGTATATACATTATTTCTATAACTTTGAATTATATTCCCTGACATTTTTAAATAATTAAAATATAATATTATTTAGATTTTAATTATTTAGATTTTAATTATTTAGATTTTAATTATTTAGATTTTAATTATTTAGATTTTAATTATTTAGATTTTAATTATTTAGATTTTAATTATTTAGATTTTAATTATTTAGATTTTTATTTATTTATTTTTTAATTATATTATATCCTATTACCACTAATAAAGTATTTTGTGCCTTTTATTATATTATTTTCATTTTCTAACTGCATTATCCTTCTTCTTCTATCCAATACGAACTGCTCTAAGCGAGTTAATGCTAGCAACACTAGTTACAGTTATGTTCTTATTGATTGCTCCATAATGCGTTATCGTTTTTGCCCCCGAAGAGTTCGTGATGACTGTCAATATGGATACAGAAGAATAGTTCCCAGACAAAATATTATCATAATGTTCCTCAATGACCGAGGTACCATCATCCAGCCACGTGTGAATTCCATAATCAGTCTGAGTTGGCGTTGTCATGGTAACCGCAGATGTAATAATCCACACTCCAACGCCAAGAGTTAGATTTGCGAACGCCACAAATGTTGGTCCACTTGATGCGCTTTGGAACGGAACGGTTACCGCTAGGATTTCTGCAGATGTGTTATATCCTATTGAGCTAGCCGACGATGGGGTGCCACTGGGTTGGAACTCTGAGGCGGAAATTGTTCCATTAAATAATGCATCTCCTGTTAATTTTATATCTGAAACTCCTAATTGGCCTAATACATCCAAATTTCCTATAAATGATGCATCTGTTTTTACCTCTAATCTATTTATTATTAAATCATCTGATATATCAACTCTACCATTTATAGATACATCACCATTTACAAATAACTTATTATTTACATCTAATGATGAATTTAATGATACATCATTTGTTACATCCAATCTACTCAATAAATTTGTATCTCCTAGTACATTAAATTTTTGTAATATATCTAAATTATTTATTGATATATCACCTGTTATAGTCATTTCATCTAGAGTTACTCTTTTACATACTATTGTTCCTGTACCCATTGATAAATCATTATTTTGTGTATCTATTAAACCTGAAACTGTTAATTTCCCACAACTTATATCACTTGATGTTATTGTACCACTTATATCTATTTGGTGCGCATATATTAATTCTTTTGTTGTTGTATCATATTGAATTACATTATTTTTTACATTATGTCTTATTGGAGCAACATACAATCCTGAACTATCTGTATTTATTCCCGTTTCTAACGCATTTAATATTATTGAATTTTCAGTCTGTTTTGTTCTTCCTGCATTATATCCTATTCCAATTGAATAATTTCCTTGATTATTTTTTCCTGCTTCATTTCCAATTGCAATTCCTCCTATTCCTTGATTTAGATTTCCTGCTAAATTACCTAGTGCTACACTTTTTGTCCCTTGATTTGAAACAGCTGCTAAATTACCTACTGCTACTGATGATTCTCCTTGAAGTGTTTGTCCTGCATTTAACCCTACTGCTATTGCTCGCTGACTTTGACTATTATAACCTGCTTGTCCTCCAATTGCTATCGAATATTGTGATTGTGAATCATATCCCGCTTGTTGTCCAATTGCTATTGATGGTCCTGTACTATTTGCCTGATCTTGATATCCTGCTTCAAAACCAACTGCTATTGATGATGGACCTTGACTTGATTGTCCAGCTTTTGTTCCAATTGCTAGTGCATTTAAAGCTTGCAAATAAAAACCTGATTGTCTTCCTATTGCTATTGTATCATTTTCTTGACTATTTTGACCCGCATAACTTCCAATTCCTATTTTTAATGGATTTGTTAAACTTATATCTTTTCCTATTTGTATTACATTTTCATTTACTATTATATTTGTTGCTGAAAAATCTGCAAATGTTACATCATTTGCTTCTAAATTACCTGCAATAATTGTATTTCCTCCTATTACTAAATTTCCTGATATAGTAACATTATTATTTAAAGATACATCATCTTCTACTATAAATTTACTATTAAAACATACATCTCCCATTACATTTAAATTATTTTTTACATCTAATCCAGAATTTACTGATACATCTCCATCTATTACTAATTTATTTCCAATTTTTGCATCTGAATTAATTGAAACATCTCCAACTATATTTAAATTATTATTTACATCTAGTCCTGAATTTAATGATACATCTCCACCTACCTTCAATTTATTCGCTATAGATGCATCATTATTAAAAGATACATCATTATATACATTCAATACATATATATTTAATTTATTTGATATATCTACTGAACTATTTAAAGAAATATCTCCATTTACAACTAATCTATCTGATACATCTATATTTGCATTATATGATACATATCCTGCTACAACTAACTCATTAATTTTTAATGCTCCCACTATATCTACATTTGCATTAAGTGATACATCTCCATCCACTACTAATTTACTTTTTAAATTTACATTATTTGATACATCCAGTTTACTATTTAATGAAACATCATCATTTACATTTAACTTTTTAATTATATTAACACTGGAATTTAAACAAACATCTCCATCCACATTTAAACTTTCACTTATATCTATTGAACCTACATTTAAATTTCTAGTTATACTTACATTGCTATCAAATGAACTATCATAATATACTGAAAAATTACCATCATATATTAAAAAACTATTTGGATCTATACCTATTTGAACATTTTTTGTAAAAGATACATCATTATGAAATGATGTTAAATCATTTGTTGTGCCACTTCCAACATTTAAACCACCTGTAATAAATACATTATTACTAAAACTTGAATCTCCTATTGCTTGTAATCTAGATAAAATACTACTTGAATTATTCAATTTTGCAAAATAAGTTGGACCACCTCCAAAATTAGTTAAACTATCAGCATGAACTATTCCAAACTCACTATTTATTACATTTGATACATCTAATTTTCCTGCTATTGCTACATTATTATTTAAACAAGTATCATTTATTATAGTCAAATCTGTTATTATTGTTTTTCCAGATACATCTAAATTTCTTTGAAATGACACATCTCCATTTACATATAAATTTTCTGATATATCTGCTCTTGCATTTACTAACAAATTATTTGTTGAACTATCACCTCCTACTTCTAAATTTTCTAATATTTGTAAACCTTTATTAAAACTTACATCTTTATAAACTGTTAATGTTCCACCAATATTCGAATTTGAATTAATTGAAACATCTTCTAATACCACTGATTGTAAATTTATACTTTCTTTTACTGATACATTGCCATATAATTCTATATTTTTTGTTGGTCCTACTACAATTTGTATATTATTTAAACTTGATTCTATAACTAAATTATTACTATCATCTTCTGCTGATGATTCTTGAATATATTCAATATCTAATTTAAATCTTTTATCAGTTCTGTTAAATTGTTCTGTTTCTTTATCTTTTTCACTTAGTTTATTATACAAATTATTTCTATAACTTGCCATGTATAATATCTTATAATAAATAATATAAAATATTATTTGACTTTTTTTAATTTATGCTATTTTTAATATTCCACCATCATTATAAAGTTGACCTATTGCTAATCCTACATTACTTGTAGGTAAATTCTCAAAAATAATTACCGTATTTGAATCATTTGATATTCTCAAACTTTTTGAACCAATTGTGCCATCATTATCACTTCCTATTACATGAATACCATATGATGGATCTATTGTATTTATACCAATTCTGTTATTTGATGTATCTATACAAACTAAATTATTTGGTATTGGTTGAAAACTTCCAGTATTAATTGTTGCAAAAGTTCCTATTAAATTATTTATTGATGAATTTACATCCGCTGTACTCATTATTTTTACTTTATATTATATATTTAATTATTTATTTTCTAAATAATTTATTCTTGTTTCTAAACTTGATATTTTTGTATTTAATGATTGAATTAATATATTTTGATTTACTATTAAATTTTTAATATTCGATAAATTTATATCTGATACATCTGGTGTACTATTTGATAAATTATTTAATCTATTTGACAAATTACTTACTATATTATCTAATTCTTTTATTCCAGCAAGTCCATATACAAAAATATTATCATAATTTAAATAATATGGTCTTGTTATACTTCCTTCTTTTACTGTATAACTTATATCATTTATAGCAAATACCTCTTGAGCTATTAGTCCCGCCTCTACTAAATAAGGCTCATTAATAACTCCACTATAATTTTCATCTTTAAATGTAGAAGTTTTATCATATACTTGTGGTTGTAATTGCCTTATTATTTCTAACCCATTATTTATATTTCTTTCATTATGTTTATATCTATCATCTGATGTTAATAATACCCCATTTGCTTTTACCTGTCGTCCTTCTATGTTACCAGTTACCACTAATGATAAATCTACATTTAATTTTTCTGATATATTTACACTTCCACTTATATCTATATTATTTGCAAATGATACATCACCTGTTATTGATGATAAATCTATAAAATTACAAAATATATTTTCACAACTTATACCTTCTTCTATTTTTATTCCTCCGCTAAAAGTTACAAAACTCGTATCATAACTTATATCAAATTCACTTGTTAAATTATTTTTATTATTTAAATATATATAATTTGTCTTTAACATTCCACTTATATCTATCTCTTTTGTTGGATTCGCTGTTTGAACTCCTATTCTATTATTTACTGTATCTATACAAACCACATTATTTAATTTATCATCCGGTATTGAAACTGAATTTGCTAAAGCATTTACACTTGTTATTACTTTATTCAAACTCATTAATTTATATTAATAATAATATATTTTATAAATTATAATTATTTACACAAAAAAGTATTTAAAGTTTTTAAACACTAATTTATATAAAAATATGTCTGAAGATGAACAATATCAGCTACCGCCTGCCTCTATATGGTCTCATATTTCTAAAATTGCTATTACAGAAGACAAACCAATTATGCTTGACTATTGGGTTGACTCGTTAGAAAAAAA